AGGATATCGTCGATAAATTTATTATCGTAGAGGCAAATAAGACCCATAGTGGTCAACCTGTACCATTTCAATTCCTAGAGTGTGCTGAAGAATTTGATCTACCTATGGATAAGATCATTTACATACCATTGCACATTAATGATTCCAAATGGCTTAAGCCAGTACCGATGGATTTCCACAATTCTGGTGGAAACGCAGAAGATGAAAAAACTCTTTTAGCTGTAATCCGTGAAAGAACACACAGAGACGCTCTCATGCAGGCATTGTATATGTTTGATGACGATACTGTGTTCATTAACAGTGATGCTGATGAAATCATAAATCCGATACACATAAGGTGGGTAGCAGAGACTACAAAACGCTTAGATTCTAGTGCACCCAATGTTCTTATAAAGGTACCTTTAGTATATTTACAGGGACGGGCAGATCTAAGAGTATGGGATGTTAGCCGAGGCGAAAAGGGAGATTGGTACCCATGGGCATCTTCGGCTTACCTTGCAACGAAAAGAAAAGTAGCCACATTTGGTTTTACTAAAATTCGAGCAGGACATTCTGGGATGGTACCCCAGGCACCTCATTCACACGGAAAGCCTATACCCGATATGGGATGGCACTTTTCTTGGATGGGTGATGGAAAAACCAGGAGATTGAAGGCAAGATCTTTTTGTCATGCCCACGGTGAGTGGAACGGCAGGACTTACGGAGATAAGTCATACCAAGATTGGCTAGAGAATTCAGAGCCTGCCGCTGGTAAACCTGCTCCTAGTGGTGAGCCCAACCATTTCCTTAAATCATATCCGCACGACCAACTACCAGACCTAATCTTTGAAGACGAAACGATTAGAGACTTCTTATTACCATACCAACCCGAAATTATTTGATATTATTCCAAAATATTCTAAGAAAAGTGTTGACAGCTCATGGTAGCCATGAGATAATTACCTTGTAATTGAGATGGAGGCACTTTTATGGAAAATTCTGAGTTGTGTGTTTTGTGTGATAAAGAGATCGAAGGGTGGGGTAACAACCCTTACCCCCTAGCTGAAGAAGGTGAATGTTGCGATGCTTGTAACGTCGACGTCATCATGGCTCGTCTTAAGGAGATGAAATAACATGGCATACCACACCTACACCGAAGATCCTATCGGGTGCTTTGTTGAGAAGGATACTGGAAACTACTTCGAGTATTCTGAAAACAATTGTGAGGAGTTTGACGGAAACCGTGAATATTATCCTCATCTTGTTTGGGTAGGTGGTGAAGGTGTTTGTGGCATGCGAGGATACCGTTATGCCAATGTCAAAAAGACCGTGGCCTACATTATCACGGACGAGGACGAAAATGGCCCCATCCTTGAAAGATGGAACCTTAAGAAAAATACCGAATATTCTTCCTGATATTGAATCTACTGGAGATTTACAAATGGTTGCTCAAGGTAAAGTTTATATCGTTATCGAAAAAGACAATCCTTCTGATCCCGTATATGAAGTGTTCGGAACTGAAGCTGAATACTTACAATGGTATAGAGATTTGATTCGAGGTAACGGTGATCAATATTATGACGGCCCTGGGCCCGAGTATTATAACGAGCGGTTTATGACTGTAACCCGAACCGTTAATTTTTCTCTTAGCGTAAACATTAACGAATAAAATGGTTGACATTTGCTTTCATTTGTATTATAATTCTTTTTTGAATAGGGGGACGAGTGACACGGAGGTGAACCTGCCTGTAACCCCCCAAAATGGAATATGGATCCCGTGTCACTCACCTCAATAAGGAGCAATTATGAGAGGTAGATTTGCAATTCGAACGCGCCGTGAAGGTGCATTGGCTCGTCTCAAAGAGTCTAAGTTCTTTGAGAAAAATGGTCGCACTCAAGAAGCGTGGCAGAAGCGAAAAGATAAAGAAATCGAAATCTTAGAAAAGAAGATTTCTCTAGTTTAGAACCCTATCACTGTTGACCTGCCCATCGACGGATGAGGGGGCATCACTGCGCTGGGGTTCTTTTTGGAGAGGTTGGGGAGTGGTTAAACCCATCAGACTGTAAATCTGACGCGAAAGCTTCGGTGGTTCGAATCCACCCCTCTCCACCACTTAGGTAATTTGTTATGACAATGCACTTACTGAAGGGTTATTCGTCACTTAATACGAAAAAGCCCAAACCTAAATTCACAAAGACCAAAATGGCTCAACTTGAATCTGAATGGCGTTCTTACAATAAGGCCTGCCGTCAGAATCATCTACATGACTGCCAGTATAAAACTCTCGACGAATATATAGACTATGCCTACGGGAAAGTTAAACTTAAAAAGGAATTTAAAACTTATGAGACAGCGAACAAGGCGTATACGCGCAATACACCAAACTACCCTTCGGCAGACTGCACGACGTCGAGAAGCAATGCGTCTCAATCAACAACAAACCCAACGCCCCGAAGAGAGCCGCAAAAATACACAGGCACTCTAGTGAAAGGCATTTCGACTCTTCACAAGTCGAATGCCGTTCCTATCATTGACGAACAAGAAGCAAAAGATCATGCCGCAATGAGGCGTTAAGTCAAGAGGAACTTGTCTTGAAATACTTAACACTCTTAACAGCGATTTCTATCGCAACGGTTGCAGCTTATTTCTCTATTGTAGGCCTTGCAACAATTTTCTCCGGCGCATTCCTGTCGGTTGTAATCATGGCTGGTATTCTAGAGGTTGGTAAACTCGTATCTGCTGCCTGGTTACATTACGAATGGGATCGTGTCAATTACTTAGTCCGTACATATTTTAGTTTTACCATTTTTGTACTCATGTTCATTACGAGCATGGGTATTTTTGGTTATTTGTCAAAGGCTCATATAGAGCAATCCGTGAAGGTTGGGGGTAATAATGAACTTCAAATCACTAACTTGGAGCGACAGATTGGAAGGCAGCAATCGATCATTGCAGATTCAGAAACGGTACTCTCGCAACTGGATCAACAAGTCGCTACACTTATCGAATACGACAGGATTCGTGGTCCTTCAGGTTCGATTGCAGTACGCCAAAGTCAACAGGAAGAGAGGAATATTCTCAACCAAACGATCGATGCTGCGTACGTTCGAATCGATGAACTTCAAGAAGATCTCACGCCGCTACAACAAGAGCAACTGGCCCTTGAAGTTGAAGTCGGCCCTTTAAAATACATTGCTGAGTTAGTCTACGGGGATGAAGCTCGAACGTATTTCGATGAAGCTGTACGTGGTGTTATCATTCTTATCATTTTTGTATTTGATCCGTTGGCTATAATGCTTCTTATCGTATCAACGGGCATGTTTAAACGAGATCGTGAGCAAATGAATCCACTCGTAGATGAAGAACAAATTATGCGAATGGATGCAAAAGAAGAACCCATTGATTGGGATCGTGCACCACCCAGACCGAATAAGTCAGAACCACTAAAACGGTGGTTCGATGAACCAGCAACTGAAAAAGACTCCAATAATAATGAAAAGAAAAAGCGAGGACTGACTACTGTACTAAAACGAAGACCTATTTGATATGAAATACTTGATCTCTTTTATTTTAGCAGCGACGGCGTATCTAGCATTCGCCGATAACTCACTCAATCTGACGGAAGAAGAATATTGTCTTGCGCTCAATATCTACCACGAGGCCCGATCAGAAAATCTGGCTGGAATGTATGCTGTATCAGATGTTGTGTTGAATAGGGTTGATGATAATAGATACCCGAACACGGTTTGTGATGTAATATATCAAGCTGTTTATTCAAAGTGGTGGTTAGAAGAAAGAGGCAGGAAAGTGCCGATACGAAATAGGTGCCAATTTAGTTGGTATTGTGACGGCAAATCAGATGATCCTGCTGATGAAGATGCCTGGTATCAGTCTCAGTTAGTGGCTTCTCATATTTTGAATAAAAACCTTTATCGGGGGATTACCGAAGGGGCAACACATTATCATGCCACTTACGTCGATCCATCTTGGAGACATAGGTTTGCTTCTACTGGAAGAATAGGGTCGCATATTTTCTACCGGGCATATTGATAAATATCTCTATTGTAATGATGGAGAAAAATGATGGTAATAGCTGGTGTGGACTACAGCCTAACAAGTCCGGCAATATGCGTACACCATGGTGATGAATGGAAATATGAAAACTGTCAATTCCACTTCTTCAGAAAGAAAAAGCAAACCGATGGTGGCGAATTCGTTGGATATGACTACCCAGAATGGGTCAATGATCAAGACAGATACGAAAAACTCTCAGCCTGGTCACTCGACGTTATGTTCTTTAATGACGTATCGAAGGCATATATTGAGGGATATGCATTTGGCGCTGTTGGGCGTGTATTTAATATAGCTGAGAATGGTGGTTACCTAAAACAGCGATTATGGTTACTAGGTATTCCATTTGAGATTCCTGCCCCAACCGTGATCAAGAAATTTGCCACTGGTAAGGGTAATGCTAGTAAAGAATTGATGTATGAATCATTTATTGCTGAAACAGGGGTTGACATTCGAGCTAGACTTGATATAATATCAACTAAAAATTGGAACCCCATCAGTGACATCATTGATGCTTATTACATAGCTAAATACGGCTTTTTTGAGGAAAAAACAGATAATGATACTAATCTTTAATGGACCACCTGGCACTGGTAAAGATGAAGCGGCAAATTTCTTCTGCAATAGATTCGATTTCGAACATTTAAGTTTTAAGAAACAGCTCTTCAAAGAGACCATCAAATATTTTGGTGTGAAAGAAGATTGGTTTATGGACGGTTATAATGACCGTACCAAAAAAGAAGTAAGAGAACTGGCTCTTAAAAATCATTCTCGTCGAACAGCAATGATTCATACCTCCGAAGAAATAATTAAACCCACAAAGGGCAAAGATTATTTCGGCAAGATGGTAGCAGAAGAGATCGACACGAATCGCAACTATGTAATCAGTGATGGTGGATTTGTAGAAGAGCTACAACCCATCATCGATAAGGTCGGTGCAGAAAATATGGCAATTGTTCAGCTGACCAGACAGGGTTGCAGTTTTCAGAATGATTCTCGTAGATACTTTAATGGCAAATTCTTCGGTGAGACCAACGAGATTGTCATTAATTATGAAACTGAAATCGAAGATGATTTCGTCCTAGAAATGCCTGCATCAATTTTGACCTATCGTATACATAATAATGGGACAATAAGAGACTTCTTTCAAAGCCTCATTAGTATTGAGTACAGACTTAACTGGGTTGATAGGTTGAATAAGGCACTTATTAATCACCCCATACGTGGAGAAAAGGTAACATTATGAATTATGATGATTTGAAAGGAACACTGCTTGAAAATGTTTGTATCGTTGATTTCACCAAAGTAAATGGTGAGAACCGATTGATGAAATGTACCCTTAAGCCAGATCAAATCCCCGAAACGACTACTACAGCAACCACTACTGGAGGTTTTTCTCCGGCACCGGTGAATGAGAGTGTCATGGCTGTTTGGGATTTGGAAGCAAATGGCTGGAGGTCTTTTCGAGTAGAGAATATGAATTCGATTAAAATTGTGGAGTAAAATATGAGCGTTGTATACAAAGGTGAAGTGATTAACACCGAACTTTCTAAAAATTCTAACGGTGGTACCGAAATGATGAGACAGCGTCTCGTCGATAATGTCAATCCTGACTATCTAGGTAAGGTCGCCATTCACCTTTCACGCACCCGAGAAATGTATGATGATGTACCTAATATTTTATGGTGCCATGATCTTGCAGAAGACCCAGAAAATCGTGTATTGGTCGACGGTGGTTGGCAAAAATTTGACCGACTGATTTTCGTATCTGCTTGGCAACGAGACCAATATATCATTCGATATGGTATCCCATATTCTCGCTGTGTGGTGATTCACAACGCCGTAGAAAAGGAATATGCTCCTCGTGAGAAAGATCAGGAGACGATTCGCTTCATTTATCATACAACACCCCATAGAGGTCTAGAGCTTCTCGTACCCGTATTCGAAGCGTTGGCTAAAGAATTCACCAACATACACCTAGATGTATATTCGTCATTTGGTATTTACGGTTGGGAATCTCGTGACGAACCCTACAGGGAACTATTTGATAAGATCGAATCTCACCCACAGATGACCTATCACGGTGCGGTAGACAACGCCACAGTCTTGGAGGCACTTGATAACGCGCACATCTTCCTGTACCCCAATATTTGGAAAGAGACCTCTTGCATTGCGTTGATTGAAGCAATTAAGAGTCAGGTAATTTGTATCCACCCGAATTATGGCGCTCTAGCAGAGACCTGTGCTAATGCAACAATCACTTATGATTTCAAAGAAAATAATAATGAGCATGCGAACTATGCTTATTCTGTAGCAAAGCAATTGGTACAGGTCATGAACAATGACGAGAATTACTTCACGAGATTTACCTATTCAGATAGGTTTAATCTTGCCCGTAACAGCATCGCCTCTTTTAAGACAATTTGGGATGCAACACTAGCAAATGTAATTGCTGAATACGAGAAAAATGTCGGATAAAAATGTAATTCCATTCCCCAAGATTAAGCTTGATGCTCCACCCCAATCGGCTGAAGAGGTTCAAGCTCAGATCAGACAATACAAAGAAAGTTATGCTACCGAAGTGGCAGATATTCTTTGGCAAAGTGTAATCAATGAGTTGGGTCGAGCAGGATGTGACTTTGAAAAAGATATGGATGCCTTTTACCCTTCCATGATCCTCATTTTAGAATCTATTCGATCGCTGCATTTACAGGCAAGTGGTATTGAACATCCACTTCAAACATTTGCAACTGAAAATATTACCGTCGAAGAAATCACAGAAAAAATGGTTGACATTGATGACGAAATAGATTAAAATAAGAGATTCAAATTAAACTATGGTATTAAATTATGGCTATTCTTGTAGACTACAATCAGGTGATGCTAGCCTCTCTATTTGCTAGTATTGGTAATCACCACAACATCGACCTCGATGAAAATCTCATTCGACACATGTTTCTCAATTCTTTGCGAATGAATCGTAAGAAGTTCTCAGAGGAATATGGCGAGATCATTATCTGCGCAGACAATAAGAATGTCTGGCGTCGAGATTATTTTCCCTATTACAAGGCAAATCGTAGAAAGAACCGAGATGAGTCCGACCTAGATTGGAACGCTCTTTTCGAATGTCTTCATAAGATCAAGGCAGAACTAGACGAGTTCTTTCCCTATAAAGTCATTGATATTGAACGATGTGAGGCTGATGATATCATTGGTACCATCATTCACGAAGAAGGTACCGAACTCAATACTGGTTCAGAAAAGTTTCTTATTCTATCTGGTGACAAAGACTATATCCAGCTTCAGAGATATGCAAATGTCGACCAATACAACCCAGTAATGAAAAAGTGGGTGAGACATGATAATCCAGATAAATATCTTAGTGAACACGTTCTGAAGGGTGATGCCGGTGACGGTGTTCCGAATGTGTTGATGAATGATAACTGTTTGGTTGTCGGTGATAGGCAAAGACCTATGACTAAGAAAAAACTGGCTGATTATTCGAACCCAGATAATATGCCGGAAGAAGTATTGAGGAATTATGAGCGCAATCGATTGATGATTGATCTCGGTCAAATCCCTCAAGAGTACAAAGATCAAATTATAGATGAATACCGTAAAGATAAAAATGTCGGTAGAGAACAATTATTTAATTATTTTATTAAACAGAAATTGAAGAATCTACTCACAGATATACAGGACTTTTAATTATGGCTGTACGATTATCAATCTCAGAAATCCTAAACAAGGTTTCGGAGATCAAAACAAAGAGTGAAAAGATCAAATGGCTACAGTCGTATGATTGTATACCACTACGCTCAATTTTGCGACTAACGTATGACAAAGAAAACGTTAAATTTTTGCTCCCTGATTCACCCCCTCCGTGGAAGAAAAATAATATGGAGGAAGGTACAGAGGGTTTGCTGTACAAAGAAACAAGACGACTTCGCATTTTTGTGAAGGGTGGTGGCTATGATGATTTGAATCAGGTAAAACGAGAATCACTATTCATCAGTCTTTTGGAAGATCTCAATGACGACGATGCAGATCTTTTGGCAAACCACGTTATATCTCAGAAACCGATTAAAGGGTTAACCGAAAAGACTCTGGTAGAGGCTTTTCCTGATATTTACAGGAGCAAGATAGGATAATAAAATGGCTAAGCGGTTCAAAAACTTCCGTGAAGGATACGACAATGAATGGGGTGATCAGCACGAAGATCGCCGTCGTGAAAAGCGTAAGAATCACGATAAGAAAATGAAACGTCGAAGACGCAGAGACGAGAAAGTTTTCAATTTTAAAGAATTTAATGACCAATAAGTGTTGACAACTGCTCATTTCTGTATTATAATTACAGAGTTAAATTGATTTTGATTTTTTGGAGATGTTATGAGCAATATTGCCAACAAGGTCATTCTTGTTGACTGTGATGGTGTTCTGCTAGACTGGGAATATGCTTTTGACCAGTGGATGAAGCGACACGGATACCACAAAGAATTCGATTCAGTCTACGATATGGCTGTTTCATATAGCATGAAGAGAAAGGATGTAAAGCGCCTAATCCGAATGTTCAATGAATCAGCCACAATTCGAAGACTCCCACCCCTCAGAGATGCTATCAAATACGTCAAAAAGATGCATGAAGAGCGTGGTTATGTATTCCATGCAATTACCTCTCTGAGTAATGATGAGTATGCTCAACACCTTCGAACTAAGAATCTGTGTGAATTATTCGGCCCTACTGTATTTGAAAAGTATATCTACCTAGATACAGGTGCAGATAAAGACAAGGCACTAGAAGAATACAAAGATTCTGGCTGTCTCTGGGTTGAAGATAAGATTGCAAATGCCGAAGTCGGACGTGATCTAGGTCTAAGATCTGTCCTAATGAAACACGGCTTTAATGAAGATTATGTGTCAGACGACATACCTCTAGTTGAAAATTGGGCAGATCTCTATTACAACTTTATATAAATAAATCCATATATGGAGAAATGATGCCAATCTATACTTTTAGAGACAAAGAAACTCTAGAGTCCTTCGATAAGATAATGTCTTATTCGGAGAAGCTCACCTTCCTTGAAGAAAACCCCCACCTCGAATCCATTATTACTTCTGCGCCGGGAATCGGTGACCCGGTCCGTCTGGGGCTTCGTAAGCCGTCAGATAGTTTTCGTGATGTCCTCAAAAACATTAAATCCCACCACCCGGGATCAAGAAACGTAAAAAGTACAATAAATGACTTCTAAGGAGGTTTCATGGCCAAACAAGCTCGCCGTATGTCCAGAAAGGAAAAGCGGAGACAGGACAGGGAATTTAACCACGTTGTAAATAATAAATTTTCAATGAGGAAAATTGAGCCAATCACCACTACACAGGAGGAAATGTTTGACAGTTATCGAAATGACAGAAACATAGCAGCAATTGGTACAGCAGGAACAGGAAAAACCATGTGTGCAATGTACCTTGGTTTGACCGACGTTCTTACTCAACCAGAATATGAAAAACTTATAGTTATTCGATCAGCTGTACAAACCCGCGAACAAGGTTTCATGCCTGGTTCCAAGGCTCAAAAAGAAGCA